CAGCATTTCCTACTAATTCTTTCCATAATCCTGCTCCTCCTCCACCACCTGTAACAGTAACAGTTACTCCTAATCCTACAGGTGAGAAAGTAGAAACAGATGCACCAACAAAATCAATTGTCTTAACAGTTCCTGTTGGTCCTATCTGTATTCCATCATCCTTAATAGTAATACCATCAATACCAGTAGTAGTTGTTCCTACACCTGCTGCTACTGTACCATATGCAACTGCTTCTACTTTTGTTCCTACTATAGCACCTTCTTTTAATATAAATGTGCTTGCATTCGTTGCAGTAAATTCTGTTGTTTCTAAAAGTTTAACACCATTAACAAATACATCTAACAATCCAACATTATATCCACCACTAACTGTGAATGTTGTTTGTCCATCTGTTGCTGTATATACCTGATTACTTTTTGCTGCAGGTAAACTAAACCACTCTAAACCTGTTCCCGTAGACTTTAATAATTGCCCATTAGTACCAGTTGTTGCACCAACACTTAACCAACCATCAATATAATTATTCTTTGAAGTCGAAATACTAACAACATTCGACTCATATCCTTCTATACTTGTACCACCAATACTACCAACGACATCCAAATTATATCTTGCCGTAATAATACCAACGCCAACCTCTCTGGTGACATCATTGGCATATATTAAATTTTCCGCAACTTCTAAACCATTACGAACGACAAAATTCTTATTTACTGCCATTGAGGTTCACTCTCCCCTCTTAATATTTCCTATAATCTATTTATCACATTTAATAATTAGAACATGATCATAAAGTGGAAAGCATTGGTCTGTAGAATTGGTCCTTTGTTATAGGTAGCATATTTCGCACTTGCATCAATCATATTCTTAGTCAATGGATCAAGACACACCCATGAAAAACGATTAGTCCAAGTTCCTGTTAAATTGAAATAACTGTCACTATCTTGTTGTGATGAGAAAAATACAGAATATTTAGTATGTGGAAGATCTCGTTTGAAATATACTGTTCCATATCCATTAGCAGTTGTTGTACAATAATCTATATTAGGTGTAGCCCTTATCTTGGTCATATTCTTAGGAAAATCTCCAGAAATATTAGTGAAATAACCAAATTCTCTAACTCCATAAATTGGATAATCAGCATACTGTTGTGCTTCTGGCATTGCTGTATAAAGATTACTTTGTCTAACACCATTAGGCATTGCCAATGTTCCAGTACTAATACCAGAAGCAGTAACACCACTTAAATTAGAACCATCACCCTTAAACTGAGCAGCAGTTAAAATACCAGTTACATTTAATCCCTCAAATTGACCATGCTGACCATAAACTCTCTTAAACGTTCCAATACCTGCAGTAGCAATACCACTTGCACCCAAAGTTAAATTGGATTGTCCAATAATACTTCCACGGAATGTTACATCATTACTATCATAAGGATAAGAGAATACACATTCATTAGTACCTGCATTCTTACGATATGCAAGAACTGCATCAGCAACTTCTCCAGTAGCAAATGATGGGTTAAAATCACCCTCAAATGCTATACCACCACCCCTTTCAGAGTTTCTACCAAGATACAGATAACCCGTTCCAGAGTTATCACCCATTGCCTCAAATCCAGCAATGTTAGCATCACCAGCAAGAACAGTAGTTGTTCTATCTGTTATTCCTGAACTTTCACCAATAGATACATTACCATCAAATCCAGTAGTTCCAATAACACCAAATGTAGAAATACCAGCAACAAATAATTGATTTAAGTTAGTACCACCCATTACGGTAATACCTGTTCCTACTGTTAGGAAAGGTCCAGTCGTATATCCTGTACCTGCTGCAGTTCCGTGGAAAGTAACAATACCTGAACTCCAAGTAGGTCCATAAGACGTACTTAGACCCATAAAGGTAGATAATCCAGAAACATAAAGATTGGAAGGTGTTTCTGGGTCTGAAGTAGCAAAGTTAATAGTTGAAATACCACTGGTACTATCAAATGTTCCTGTTACAGATACACCAGCACCTACAAACTGAACTAAACTTGATATACCTATAGATCCATCTCCAGTAGCAATACCTACAGTATTCGCAGGAAGTGTCTCAACACCAGAAGGAAGAATACGTCCAAACTTCTTCCACTCATTACTAGTTGTATAAACCCAACCAACAAAATCTCCATCAAAAGGAGCAGAATAGAATACTACATCTCCTAAATTTCCTGCTTGTGTTGGTTTGGATGTTGCAACAGTGTACTTACGTGAAACTGTAGCATTACCTTGTATCTTAAGGTTATCAACTTCAATACCTTGAGGAGAAGTAGATACAACTGGTTTGTTGAATAAAACTGGACCATCAAATTGTGATAGTACATTACCATCTGCTCCACCTTCTACACTAATTGATCTTCTTACATTTACCTGTAATGGATCAATAATATCAAATCCACCTTCTCCACTTGATTCCTTAGAAAGTCCACCAGTGACTGCAGGAATAGGTATACCAAATGTCTCAACCTGACCTGTAGTAGAGCTAGTTTTCTTATTTCCAAAGTAGAAATTACCACTATCATCCATTCCACTATAGTTGGAAAGACCACCATCCTTTCTAAATGATTGTGAATCTAATACTTGCTGTTCATTAAGTTTAATTGTTTGAACTTGTGGAAGTGAAGTAGAATAATTACCTGGACCAAACCCAACATATTCAAATGTATGTCCTGATGCACGAATTAAAGAGTTCCTTCTTAATTCAACAGGATGTGGTTGAATTCTCTTAACTACAGAACCATTAAGGTGTGTTTGACGTAAGGTTCCCATTACTCCACGGAAAACCTTAATTGGATCGGATCCACCTGTTGGAGGTGTCTGCTTGATTCTTACAATCTCATTATCAATCTTCAGATAATCACCAAGGGTGAATCTATTACTATCCTGATTAACAATTGTAATTTCATCAATTGCCAGAGTAGATACTGCAGTAGATAACGTGGTTGTAATACCTGCATATTCAGGAACATTTCTTGTCGATGTCTTATCATTATCTATAGTAAGGTTTCCACCTTCTGGTCTAAAGGTAGGAAGATATATACTCAAATCTTCATTCTCATTGAAATCTGGATTTGTAGATCCGATACCGACCTTAGCAGTTAAACTTGTAAGTGTAGGTGCAGAATTAGTTAAGAAATAACCATTGAATATCTGTATTTCCTTTTTATTAGCAATTCCATTAGCATTCGTAGTTGCAACACCAACAGCACCACCCATATAGAACTTATTACCAGCAATTAAACCATGAGCACCAAGAGTAGTGATAGTAGCAATACCTGTTGGATAATCATAAGTTAATGTAGAAACACCAACAACTTGACCAGTCTGAACTATAGTTGCTTCGGCACCGATGGTTGCACCAATACCAGTGGTAGTAGCAGTTCCTGTAAGACCCATCTTAATAGGATCAACAGGTGCAACACTATTTGCTGGTTTAGCAACGAATTTCTTAGGTGCTCCAACTTCAACATTTACAATCTCATATAGAGTATTAAATGTCTCGTATGGATAAGGTAAGTTATCAATATCTAAAGAATCACCAGCATTATCATAAATCTCTTCAACTTTTACAACTGCTGGTGTGTATCCTGTTGTTGTAGCAGTTCCTGCAACAACCATAGTATTACCAATACCATATGCAGAACCACCATCCATTACTTCAATTCCTGTTAAGGTTCCACTTCCATTAACAGTAATTCTTGCAGTAGCATTACTTCCACCAGTAGAATTAGCACCACCCACCAATGTAGCATTATAAAGAGTACCTGCAGCACCATTACCATATCCAGCTCCAGATTCACTAACACTTAACTTTGTAATACGATTGAGTCCATGATCAATTGAAGTAAAGAAGGTTACTGCTGTTCCTATAGTCTGAGCAGCTCCAACCCATGAAATTGGAAGACCTTGAATCTCTGAACCAATGAAGTCAGTAATAGCAATACCAACAACAAAATCATCAATACCTTTCTTCAGTGATTCTCTAGTAATACTCTTCTCTGGATCATTAACATTAGTTTGTCCGACAAACTCACTAAGAGCAAACGTCTTAGAAGCAGGGAAATCACTAATAGTTTGGTCTCTATTTACCCTAGGATATAAATTCTTGATTGGTTGAGCAAATCTATCACTAGTGAAAGGTGCTACTGTAGGACTATTAGAACTATTAGTAACAGTTAATTGGTAAATACCATCTGATATATTTTCCTTATATTCCTGTAAGGTCTGAGACTGATAGACACTAAATGTTCCACCATAAGTATTTCTTCTAAAGTATGGAAGATTAGTATCACGAATACTTGTATCATTACTAAAGGTTCCTGGATCTGTAGTTAGCCCAACACTAAATGTCTTACTATTTGGAATACTTACAACAGTAAATGCTCCATTAAATCCAGTATTTGCAACACCAGTAGTATTAATATTACTTCTAATATTAAATAACTCAACATCACTTCCTACGATCAAATCATGAGGAAGTTCAGTAGTAACAATACCAACATTAGATGCCCAAGATGCACTAGAAACAAAACGGAAATTTCTTAATTCAGAAGAATTAGAAAGATTTGCAGTAGTTACACTATAATACTTTTCAATTTCTGCATTTGTATCAGCAGTAGAATCTCCTGATGGTTGAAGAATAGAACCTACAAGAGGAGGTCGTGCATTAGAACTATCTTTAGGTATAACATATCTCAATCTATAAATTGTATCTGCAAGGTTTCTATTATCAGGATGTCTCTTTAAGAAAGTTCTTGCAGTTGAATCTCCAAGAGTTGTAGTACCCATTCCAACTATTGTAGAATGAATATTATTCTCTGTAGAAGCAGCAGAAACATTGATATACCAATTACTTTCACTACTATCCCACTGAACAGGGTGTCCAATATCTCCAGATTTCTTATCAGAAACTCTACTCTCAACAGTTAAAACACCACCTTTATTATTAATAGTGATTGGGTTTAAAGAAACCGCATCATTAAGAGTTTTAGCAACTTTTAATTGTGTATTATTACTAATTCCTGTTACGGCCTCATCAATAGTTGTAATAGCATAGTAAACAATATCATTCTCTAGTCCATCAGGAATTTCACCCGTATCACTTAAAATTCTAATACTCTCACCATTTTCAAACTGATGACTAGTATTTAATGTAATAAGATTACTTACAATACTATTAATACCTACAGCACTACGAACAACATTATATTGTTTCTTAGAACTTACTTCTGCACCAGTAGATGCAGTAGGTGGCATAACAATCCTGGCATTAAATTCTGTTGTGATTCCAGCTTTGTCAGTTAAAAATACATTTAAAGTATCATTATTTGCTGCACCAACTCTATATCCTTGTAATAAGTATTCAGGTAAGGTAGATTGAGTAGTTTGATTATAAAGATATAATTTAGATGTAGATGCAATACCTACTCCAGTAGCATCACTAGATTTCTTAACATCAAGAGCATCATACTCAAAAGTTTGAGTTGTTACTTCTAAATTTTTTGGAGGAATAACATGCGAAATATATCCTCTATCATCTTGAGAGAATGCTCTCCTTCTATATCCATCTGCAGTTAATGCCTTTGCACCAAAGTTTGAGTTAGAGTTAGTAATACTTAAATCACCACCCTTAGAACTCAAGAAATGAGATGCATATCCAATAGCAAAGCAAGAAACTACTTGAATGAATGCATCATTAGTAGCATGAATATGATAATGTGAATATTCAGGTTTATATTGAGACCTAGGATCTGTACTTAGATTCTCATTTCCTGATGCTGTTGAATCTTTATAGGTTCCACTTGTAGTATCATACTTAACGAATGCTTTATTATCTTTCTGCAATGAAATACCCGTATACTGGGCACAAACCATTGATTTAAATCCACTTGCTTTATCTCCATCAGCATAGAGACCATTCATACCAAATACTGACCTTAAAGTACAGTTAAAGACATATGGAGAAGATGAAGTAACTGTATCTTGTGCAATATTTAAAGTTGCATTAGTAATTGTGGGAAGAGGATTTGCAGGAGAATTTTGAACTTGGTACTTGATTTGAGTTGTAGATACAACATCACTAATCACATAATTACCATCATATCCAGTAACATCTACACCAGCAATTCTAATAGCAGTGTCGGTATCAAGTCCAGGAAGTACTTTATCTGTAGTAACAGTAATCTCAGTAGAAGAAACTGATCCATCACCTGCTTTTATACTACTAATTCCAACAGAAGCACCTGTTGATCCAACAATTCTATATTCATTAACATTAGTCTGAATATCAATTGCTGCAGATGGATAGTCTGGAGAAATATCTCTTCCACTTGCTTGACCATATGCTAGACCAATCTTTTCATAATACATGTCCAGATCAGTTCTACTTGTCTTATAAGTCTGGAAGTCGTCATCAATAGTTACACCATTAACACCATCAGCAAACTCAAATACGGTTAGTTTATGATGAGAGAAATTAGGAACGAATTGGTTTGTAGTGTAATCAACATATGCTTTTCCATTTGGATTAGCATCATTAATAGTAAGTTGCCAAAAATAACACCCACCAGTTACACGGAAGAGGGCAGATTTTTCAATCTCATTATTAGTTGGGTTAGGTACATATAAAGGTCTTATCTTTGTCTTTCTTAAATCATATCCAACAATAGATACACCACGAGGTATTATTGCTCCACCGAAAACACTATTAAGTTTATAAAGTTGATTATTTGGGTTTGTTAAATCAAATGAAGTTGTACTATCAAATGGTGGAAAATCATTTGATATAGTACCATTTCTTAACCGATAGTTATTAACACCAGAAGGTATCCATCCTGGTCTATTATCTACTAAGTGCTCTCCTGGATACAGAAGAATTGTTGTTTTTTCAAATCTATCATTATCAAGTCCTTTCTGGTAGGAAAAACGTGATGCTTCTATTAATGCCCTTTGAATAGTAATGAACGGTCTTGCAAGAGAATTACCCTGATTCTCAATTGCGTCCGTCGCATCTACGTCATTTGGACTTACATAAAGAATATTCCCACGAGTGTTCTTCAGAAAGTTATCTAGACGGCTAAGACCCATTTTATTACACTATGAAATTCTATTTAGTTTTATTTATCTTACTAATCAGGTGCAGTATATACCAATTCATCAGTAAGTGTTTTTCGAATAAAAGAAAGAACATTCATAAACTCTTCCGTATCTTCACAATGCACTTCTTTTGTATCCCCTTCATTGGAATATAAGTAAAATGTTCTTTTAGTGGTATCAACAACACACCTAGTCAAATACTCGTCTTCTTTAGTCATAGGATACCTAGTCGTTTGGAAAATATAGCATAAAATTAATTATGTGTCAACTACCATACGCACTAATGATACCGACTGCTGATGCAATTCCAACAATTCTATTGGTTACAATTACTTTAGAATTACGCATACCATGTTGAGCCATCTGTTTAAATCCTTTCTCAGCCTTAATGGTAGTAACAGGAGAAGATAGGGTTCCAATTCCAGTTCTAAGAGTATTGATGGTAGCAATATTAGATGCTATATTAGCAGGTAATGCATTCGCACAAGCAGATCCACTATTAGAATAATTAATAGTCTCAGTTCCGTCTTCATCATCAGGTACAGTTACAACTCCAACACGTGTATAAATCCATCCTATTTGAACTGAAGTAAAATTTCTAAAAAGAGAATTAGTTTTACCTGCACTTCCAGAATAAGTACCATTTTCAAATAGAACACTACTTAAACCAGCACCAACATTAGCATTACCTGGTGTCATATTTTTATATTTTGCTCCTTCATTCATTGGAACTTCAGTATTAGTAGTGCTCTCTATTCTAGGCCACTCCCATTCCCTTGCCTGATCAGCATATAAAGGAGCTCTAGCAACATTAACAGCATTACTTCCTCTAGTGTCTCCTACAATTTCTACTGTATAATTATCACCATAAGCAAGAATATCAGTTAATCCACTTGTATTAAAACTGGCAGTTCCTGATGCAATACCACAAGTACTACTGTTATACATTGATGTCATAGCAGCAGCAATAATTCTCTTCTGATCATTAATTAATGCAACTCTATCTAATATCTCATTATCAATATCTGTACTAATATCTTCCCACGTACTAACAATAGTAGCACCAATACCAATCTCGGTGGTCATGTCACCTACACCAGTTTCTAATCCTACTCTCTCTTGTTTTAGAAAACCTTTAGTAAATAAAATATCAGATTCAGCCATACTCCTAGAAGTTATCTCCTATAGTATATATTAAACTAACCTATAATCTTCAGTATAATAATACTTCACATAATTTCTAATTTCAGAAGTACTTGATATTTTCTTATAATTAGGTTCCATATATTCCAAAATTAACTTCTGTCCTACTTCATTGTAAATATAATTCTTATCCAATTCTTTTACTACAAAATCCATATCTAATACCTGTCCCATCCAATCACCAAAATTATCACCAAACCCATCTTCAAAATTCCAAAGACAAGTTTCTTCACTAATATAATCCAATTGTTTTTTATACCATCCTTTAGAATAGAATGGATGAGAACTTAAAGACAAATATCTTTCTAAAGGATCTCTTATCACTGCAATATGAGGAATATTTTTTACATCTAAATGTTTCTCATATAATTCTCTAGTGAAATGAGTAATTTCTGTATCCTCAATCTCTTTCCATATATCTTGTTCTGGTTCAAATCCATTCAACATTATATTCTCTTGAATAAATCTACCAGCAGTTTTAGGAATATGAATGAAAAGAAATCTCTTTCCAGTTTCTTTATGACGATAAGTAGGCATTAGATTGATTTATTAAACCAAAAAGATAGAACATATCTGGTACCAGACTCAACTTCACTCACATGATGAAGATATTCTCTATTAGAAAAAATTAATAACTTTCCTGCTTTCGGTTTTACATCATACCATACTTTATCATCTAAAGTATCGAATTGAGTATGTCCTCCAACATAGTCATCATTTAAATAAAGAAAAGATGCAAGAACATTGGGACTAAACATTTCAGATTTATCATAATGTGGTTTCATAAAAGTTCCTTTTGGCCATCTTATGACACCACAATAATCTAATTGTATATCCTTATGAAATGTTTTACAAAGTTGAGTTACCTTCTTAATTACGTTAGCAAAAAGTTCATTAGATGTCAATTTAATATCGATAGGAGATACATCTCCACCCAAATAGATTGCACCATAATCACCATCAGGTTCTGGTATATCAGGACCATAACTCAAACTTTCATCAGAATTTGAATGAGTAACTGCTTCTAAGAATGTATCCTCCTTTTGATCTCCATGAAGATTGATAAATGGTTTACACAAAGAAGGATTTAAAAATTCCTCTTCAACATAAATTAATTTTTTCATTTTTGATTATACCAAATACTAAGAGCAAATCTTTCTCCACCTTCAACCTGAGTAACATGATGTTTATAGATTGAATTAGAAAATACAAGTAGTTTTCCTTTTTCTGGTTTTATTTCATGTTCTTCAAATCCAGTATAACCACCAGTAAAATCATCATTCAAATAAAGAACTGCTGCAAATAAATCAGGATCTTGTCCTGGTCTTGATGGATCAATATGGGGTTTCATAAAAGTACCCTCTGGCCATCTAACAACAGAAGCATAATCAATAATAACCCTATCATCAAAGGTTTTACAAAGATTTGTTACTTTATCAACTACATTATTCTCTTGTGAATCAAAATAAATCCCATCTAAGGTAGTAAGAAAAGTATTACCACCCCTACCTGGATTTCCATAAGGAATTTCTTCTTTATTATCTTTAGAAAGTTTAATTAAATCATCACACTCTTGAGGAGAAATAAAATTCTCCTCAAAGTAAATCAATTTTTTCATAAGAGATCATAATATTTGAGTATTTCTTGGACCTTCGTATCTTGGATCCTTAAAGTTTGGATTATCAACATCATCCACCTTACCTGGATTAAAGTTAGGATCTGGATAATCTTTCCAAGTATCTCCTTCATATTCAGTAATGAGAGGATTTATATCTTTTCTTTCTCCATACACAGAATAGAAACAATCAATAGGACCACCAGCAGAATTCTTTACTATTATCTTTTTACCCCATTCAATCTTATCCACAAAAAGTTCTTGATAACTTTGATAAGGGGTTAAATGAACTGAAAGACTATCGGTATATACCAAATCTTTCCAATAATAAGGGAGTTCAATTATATTATTACCATTACTCAATCTTCCTCTAATATAAACACCAACCTCTGGTCCCTCAATACATGCATAACGAAGTCTATGTCCATCTCCTTTAGTAGGATGCTTAATGTCAAAAGGTTTTGGTTTACCATCAGCAGCACTAAATCTAGCAGACAAATCACCAATACCACCACCATTGAAATATGCATTTCCACCAACCCATAAAGGATGTCCTCCTGTTGCCATAAAGGTAGGAGCATTAACAGTAAGAACTCCCGTATTAACACTACCCAAAGATTTTACCTTTAGACTAGTTAAAATTCCACCACCACCTCTTTCTAATGTGATATTGGAAACATCAGATCCTGTTCCACGGAAAACTGTATAATTATCTTTGGTAGTTACTAATGCAACACCATTATGAGGGGTATTTAAACCAGACGATTCTGTAGGTATTAAATCAAACCAAGGTGCTAATTTTCCTTCACTATCTTCATTCTCCACATAGTTATCTTCATAAGTATAATCCATATCTGCTTTACCTGTAAACGTTCCATAGTTTACAAAGGTTAGGGGATAACTGGCAGGTTTTGGTTTATATGGATAAACCTTTTCAGGTGAAGGCTTTGTTGTATTAGATGTAGAATGACGAGTTTCTTCTCCCGTTATCTTGTTTATTTCCATTGTCATGGTAATTACTCCTCAATTTTAAGTCTTGGAACATCTTTCCTTTCGGCAAAGATATGATAATAACAATCAATTGGCATTCCACCTTTAGATTGTAGAAATACCTTATTTTGACCTACTCGTTTGATAATAATATCTTGGTGAGCTCCAATGGGTTGAAGTTGAACTGTAATACTTAACTCTTCTACCAAATCTACCCAATACTCAGGAAGATATATTACAGAAGTTCCTGTTAGTCTACCTCGACAAAAAACTCCATTCTCTGGACCTTCTAGACAAGCATGAATTAACTTTCTTCCAGGTTTACTTGGGTGAGGAATGACGAAGTTTTTAACTCTCGCCATTATAGTCTCAGCATAAATGACTTTCGACTTTATGGTTCGAACTGTTAATAATTCATCCACCTTCAAGTAGCTTCTTATTCTAGCATAAGTTCTCACAAAAAGCGAATAAAAAGGAACAGGATGTGTTTCTCCTTGCATATCACTATTCTGTGTTTCAGCTATCATCACTGTACCCAATTGATTTTCTTTTATGGGTGTTTTAACTTGATGATCATAATATTGAGTAGGATCTCCTGTAACTGAAGGGCCTTCGGTATAGGATGTTCCTCGAACCTCATCATCTCCCCTACCTAAGATTTCAGGAAGTCCATTTCCAACAAATAATCTTTTTCCGACTGTTACGTCGTCCATCTCCATTGACATAATTTATACCTCCCTAAAACGGAAACTTAAATGGGAAACCACCCAATCCCTGCTGGAAAGAAGGGATACTAGGTTTAGGTGGGAATGCATTTTCTGGTTTTTCAGCTCCTCTATTTGCAACCAATTCAGAAGTATCTTCTCCTCCAAGTTTAGAGGGTTTAGATGCAGATTGAGCACCTAAGAATTTATAAACACCTGCATAAAATTTAAGAGATGTCTGAGCAGAAACTTGAAATGTACCAGAACTAACGAATCTTACTGATGCTTTTCCATCAAGACTAAGATTCTTTGTTTTAATATTTACAGCTTCATTTGAAACTATATTAACTACTCCTCTATCATTAGAAGGACCATGAACATTTAAATCAAAATCTAATGCCTCCATTCTAATTCTACCATTAGTTGCTTTAATGACAATATCGCCATTTAAAGCCTCAAGAATCATAGCAGGTTCTTTACCACCTCTATTATCACCACATTTGATTTGATAAACTCCAGGACATCTATTGGTAGTCCATCCAGGTCTCTGTCCATTCTTATCCATTGTCATATAATGGATTTTATCGGAACCCTGCAACATTACATCAGATATACACTCACCTTTAAAACCAGCAGTGGTTGTGTGAATATGCCCGAATCTTATTTCTCCATCATTATTTCCGTACTGAAGATTATAATAATTCTCAGTATCGGGATTATAATCAGGATTTAATTGATCTGCCATTTAAGTTACCTTTCCTACACAATCTATTACCTGAAGAACAGGAGTACCTTCCAATCTATCAAGATTTCCTTCTTCATCGGATCCAATTCTTAATGGTTCAAATACAGGAATAAGTTTTGCATTTGTTCCCACTTCAGATTCCATCCATAATCTTGGAACCCTATTAAATCCTTGCCCTTTGGATATTATATTCACTTTAGTTACTGTTCCAAAAGGTCCGAATTTAGGTTCCAATACAGCACCATTATTATATTTAATAAAGATAGTGTCATTTGGATCATAATTAATTCCAGGATTATCAATGTAAACATCTACAAGTTGAAGAATTACAGGATAATCACCTAAAGCACTAGCAGGATCATTGCTTGAAATTTTAGGTGCAGTATCTAAAGGAAGAGGAGTAGTAAAACTACCTCCAGCAATTACTTTTCCAGTTCCACATAAAGTTTGAACTGTAATTCCATCTTTCACAATATCTACACAAGTTCCTGGTGGTAATTCAACAGTATCTCCTGGATTAACATTCACAACTGTTCCTGGAGAATAAGGGAAATAACCTCCCAGTTGAGTTATATCAAAGAAATTGCCAGCATTTACATCTACATCAGAATCTGTATCTCCAGTTCCTGATCCATTAATAATAAACACTTGACCAACTTCATATCCAGAACCTCCCTGAGATATAGTTGCTTGATTTATTATACCATTTTCTGAAATATAATCAACCTCAAAATCTATACCATTAGAATTTTCAACTTTAGTACCAACACCACTACCACTCTCAGGATAGGTAGAACCTCCTGTAGATAAATCAAATGCACTTACTCCTCCATTATCATCTATTTCAGTTATTATTCCTTGAGCAGGTAATCCAGGCAAAGGAGGTGGAGGTACACTAGTTATAAATTCTTGACCAATTGTTGTAATACCAACTCCACCACCAATACCATATGGAGTATCACTTATTGTTATTGTACCACCAGTATTAGTTCCACCAAGAGGATCATATTCAATAATAGTAGTACCTGAAGGGAAATTAATATCTGAGGGTATGTTTATAGGAATAACTGATTGACCAGGATTTATAGATCCTTCAGGGTTAGTCACATTATCAATAACATTACTACCTGTAGTTACATCGCCAATAAATCCACCAGTTCCCAAACCTGCTTGATGATTTTCATTATCTAAAGTATTTAAAATTCCTGTAGGTTGGTAATTTACTATCGTATTGCCAGGATCTGAAAATATCTGTCCATTTCCTCCTTTAGAACCATCAAAAATATTAGTATATCCAACTCCAGGAGAAACAGAAACAACTTTTACTACCTGTCCCCATTTATTAATTACTGATATTAAATTTGCACCACCACCTTTACCACATTCATCTATAATCTTTACCTTTGGTGGAGTTTTATATCCCCAACCAGATCCACCACTGGAACTATCTTTTACATATGCACCACCATTCTTAGGTCCTGCTAAAGGATCCCATCTATTGTATATTAAATCAACTCCTATTACTTGTCCATATCCATTCACGATAGCATTTCCTTCTGCTCCACCTGCTAAGGGATGAACTACTTCATCCTTTATAAAAAGAACTTTAGGTGGTCCACAACTAGTCGGTCCAGAATTACAAGCAGAGTCTTCACTTTCTATAGCATCTAGTACACCACCCAAAGCACCATGAAACTCACCCAATACTCCTCCACCATTCCATGCAGACCAAGATTCAGTAGGAGGACATTCTGGTTGTGGATCACATCCAAAGAACTCAACAATACTAGTTACAGTATCTAATGCACCTCTAGGATCTCCACCTGCCATACCAAATAAAGAATCAGCATTACCAAAAGCAGGAAGATGACTAACAGAATTACCAATAAAATCTTGTATACCACCTGCTGCTGTTCCCAATATTCCTACAACAGGTCCAAGTATCTTATCTAAAAGTGAACTTACAAAACTTTTAGCAGCACAAGTGGGAGAACTCACAAATTTCTCCACTACATCATTCAATAATTCTCTAACTATACCACACATCATATCAACAACACCATTCATCACACAAGTAACAGTATTGGTAACTTCTTCCTGTTTTTGTTGTAATGCAGGTCTTTCATTTGGCATTAATAAAGAAACCGCAGGTGTTATACTATTATTAACTTTCTTCAATACCAGAGCATTAACTCTTGACATTATACTTTTTACAAATCCACATATAGCCTTCTCTGCTCTGTCAATTGCTCTCTCCATATTATTCTTTTCACCTGCTGCAGCATAAGGAAATAAAGATGCAGCCTTCTTCATCCTATTAATATCCCGCAATAACAAAGACATAACACCTTGAATACCCTGCATCTCAGTGTTTGCTGCTTCGCAGGAATTCTGCATTGTCATTTCATCAGCACCATCATTTGCCTGAAATATATCAGCAATTGATCCCACTCTAGGATTCATTCCCTCCAATGCAGGAAGAGACCTAGGTGCTGTTGCCATATTCTGTGGATATACAGGAACAGGTTCACTCTTTCCTTTGTATCCTGTCCTAGATTCAAATCCTTTCTCTGGATCTTTTCCCTTTAAAATCGTTTGAGAATTATTTCCAAACGCACCCATAATTACGGGTTGTTGTGCCTCAAATCCATCCTTAAAAAATCCCATCACAAAAGCACCTTGGCATAGGTTAGGAGACATTTTAGATCCCCTATGACCACTACCAGCAGTTACTGGATAGAGAACCTCTGCCATTGGTAACTCTTCATCTGGCTCTTCTTCTTTACTGAAGGTTTGGTTGCCAAAAATTCTTACCCTATAACGATACCCCCATCCAGGATCATCTTCCTCTGAAGATTGTATCGCAGAAGGATTGGAATTATCTCTCCATGTAGAATCATCAGCAATCTGACCTATCCACCAATAAAAACCATTGGTTCCAAGAGCCTGACTATCAAATAAACTATTATTCATTAGTCGTCATATACTCTACATTCAAGTGAATCTGGATGGTTATCACAATACACTTCTAGATGTTGGTCTTCATGTCTTGTGTGCCAATCATTAATCTTAGCACCACCAGGATTCTCTTCATTCTCTTCATGAGCATGAAAAGCATCATTGTGCATCTTAAGATCTTCTTCAGTATATTCAATCATGCCATGATTGACATGTTCTTTATGATCCTTCGGATCAATATAAGATTCATGATTTAAATCATGTTCTGGTACTTTAGTAGTCATAGGTTTTCTCCCATACTCTAGTATTTATTTTCCTTTTCTTCCAAAAGAATCTCTTACTACAATAAATTTAGAATAAGATCCTTGTGGATTTAAATGGTGACAGAGTTCTGCTACCATATATATACCACTATTTTTCTTACTTCCTTCTTTAGTTCCAGTAGATGCAGCAGCTTCTGGTAGTTCACAAAATATCTGATCTCCTACTTCAATATCAAAAACTCCACCAGTAGTCATAGACATTTGTATTGTCATCATTTGATGATAACGCATAACAGCTTGTGCTGTAATATCGGGATATCTTATATTTTGAACTTTACATTTTTCTATTTGTTCATTCAAATCTTTTCCTGGTGGCATTGAACCAATATCAAGAGATTGCATATACCATCGTGAAGGATATTTACAAAATTCTTGATTAACCAAAGTTGTAGAAGGTTCTTTTGCTGTATGCTGAACTTGTTTACTAAGATCTTTTGATGTTAATTTTCTTTCATTAGATTCATTAGTATAAGGATCAAAGAAAGTTGCTTCATTATTATATACACCGTTCATTAAATCATTTTGAAAATCTATAGTCTTTAAGAAAGAAAACTTCAAAATTTTTGCATCATAATTCTCAGGTCTATTGGAAGTATCACTAGCAATAAATTTCTTCTTATAATCTGAATTAAATAAAGTTTCAATGGACTTAAAAATAAATCCAGAATGATTTTCAAAGAACAAATACCCTGCAGAAGGATTATATTGACTTTTATTATCATAATTCTCTACTGTAGTCTGCTTGGTTTTAGTTTTTGTAGCAGCAGGAATAGCTCTCTTAGCAAGATTAACACACCAATAAAATGGTTTTCTCCCATTACCAATAAAAGCCCATTCATTCACAGTATCTTCAACATCAACCTTCTTCTTACTTCCTAATCCATTCTTACCTTGAGCAGTTGGTGTAGTACTAACTATTTTTTGAATAGTCTCAGAAATCCTACCAGTATATCTTTTCCTAATAGCAGTCTGCTCATTATCCAAATATTCTTTACTTACAAAACTAATCATTGCAGCAAGATCCGTAGTAGATTCTTTAAAAGGTGTTATTGTATTCACATACATTGTTAACCTTCTAGTTCTATCACAAGAATCTTCAAAAGCTATTTCTGCTTTCTCTCCTCCTGCTAGATTAAGTTCCTCAATAAAATTTTGCGACTTTCCCTTTCCCAATCCAGTCTTTTTATCTATCTCTTTATATCCAGCATCAGATACTGAAATCTGAAGTCTTACACTAGTATCAAAAATACTTTCCTGATAATAAAGGTCAACAATAGATCCCGTTATATCACGTTTTTTCTTATTTTTATTGGAGGTAATAAGAAACTTAGTTATATTACCTTGGTCGGTTCTACTTGGGACTACTTCCGACATTATGCTGCACCTGCACGTAAATGTTGAGTATCATTACTATTTACTCCAGAACTACTACCACTAGAACCAGAATTAACTGGAATAACTTGTGTTTTTCCAGATTTTTCCATAATAACTGGTTGTATCATAGTTACAACCTCACCTTCATCATCATAAGAAGGATATTCACTTATATTATTAGACTTTAAAGAAACATCATTTTTAGGTTTAATACCATCAAAATCAAGCAAACTTTGTGCATACTTACTACCACCCTCTGCTGCTTTTATTAATTTATCATTTCTATCTTTTACTTGTTTGGGTGTAAGTAAAACCCATTGATCACCAACTTGAGTCCAAGTTCCTCCTTTAGCCTCAGGATTATTTTTAATATATTCTTGCATTTCAGAATAATTATTTACTCTTGGCTGATCAATAGGATAATACTCAGAAAATCCAAGTCCTCTTCTAGATCTAGAAGGTCTTTGCATCTCTTTACCCCACCTTCTATCTCTTCCACCAGACAAAGGATTGACTTGTAAAATTCCTCTTCCCCTCTTATCAAAATCAGTTAATCCTCCTGTCATTGCATCGGTTATACCACCCATCATCCTAAGAAGTCCCCAATCCTTTGGACTTCCTGTAGGATTTTGCTTATCAAAATCAAAAGTACCTAATGTTGCAAAATCCAATGCTCCACCAATACCTCTCTTGATTCCCATTCCAGATTGTTTTTCTCCTCTCTTTGCTTGCTCATTACTAGAACCCCATGCTTTATCCTTACCACCAAACATAGGATCAAATTGCAAGTTACCTTTACCCCTCTTATCAAAATCAGTAATTCCCATTGTTGCCCAATCTGCAACTCCTCCTGCAATTCTTCTTATGCCATAATCTTTTGGTGCTCCCTTGCGATTTTGCTTATCAAAATCAAACATGCCAAATGTAGCAAAATCTAATGCTCCACCAATACCACGTTTAATTCCCATTCCAGATTGTTTTTCTCCTCTCTTTGCCTGTTCATCAGCAACACCCCATCTCTTATCTTTACCACCACTTATAGGATCAAATTGCATATTACCTCGACCCCTCTTATCAAAATCAGTAAGACCCAATGTCATACTATCAGCAAGTCCACCTGCAATTCTTCTTATACCCCAATCTTTAGGACTTCCCTTACGATTGTGTTTATCAAAATCAAACATACCAAATGTAGCCATATCAAGAGAAGATCTCCAACCTAAGAATCCACGATTTCCTTCCGTATTCGCAGTACCATCTTGTTCACTCTTTGTTTTACCATCCTTGGTATATCCCATTTTATCTGTTGCTGCATCTCCATAAAGACTACCCCACGAACCTTCATCATCATTAATCACTCCGAGAAAATCAAACATATTAAGAGCTTTACGGAATTGTTCTCTAATTCTGGCATCATATTTTTCCAAATTAGTTCTTTGCTTCTCTTTATCTTCTTTACTTAAGAAAGGAAAACGAATTAACTCAATAATCATTCTAAAAGGAGCACCAACAATATCCAATATACCCCCTATCAAACTCCAACCACGATTAAGTAGTCCCATTAAACCAGCAGATATTCCCCACCAATATTTTCTAGGATCTGTCCACCACTTCTTATCAGCTTTTTGTCTCCAATCTTTCTCTATATTATAACCTTTTTTACCAAGTTGAAATATACCTTCACCAAGACCAGATGCAAGGAGTCCAGCACCTGCCACGATACCAGCAGCTGCACCTGCTCCTATACCTGCTGCACTTCCTCCTGCTGTTCCACCTGCTGTTCCTCCTGCTGTTCCAGCTACTTGTGATGCTGTTGCTGCTAATCTAGCTTTAGCAAAAACACCTGCCATTATTGCAAACCCTGTTCCAATAGCAGCTACACCCATTATCACATTTTTTAATACTCCTGAAAATTTATCAAATTGTTCAGCAGCTTTTTCACCAAATAGATTTTTTATAGCACCTCTTGTCCAATCATATGCTTTATATCCCCAATCAACAGCAGTTACCAATATATTAAGAGCAATTCCACCTAAGTAAACAACAAAATCTAAAAAACGTGCTAGACCTTTAAGCAATGGCATCAATTTAGGTAACCAATCAATCAACCTTACAGCTAACCATCCAAAAAGAACAGTCATAAAATATCTTTTTATTTGACCCCAAAAACTTGTAACTTGTTTAGGAAGAGGTAAATTAAATCTTTTTTTATCAAGTTTAGGAGCACCCTCTATTTCTTGCTCATCCTGTTTTCTTTCATCTTTTTCTTGCTGTTTTCGTTGATTCTTTTGTTGAGCCTTTTCTGCAGCAAGAGTTCCTTTTAATAACTTATCAATTTCTAAAACTTTTTCTTTAATAACCATTAAAGAACCAGACTTAGTTTGAGTTTCTGCTTTTGTAATAGAAGTTATTGGTGAAGATACTGGGACTATGTTACTCGAACCAGACTTAACAATCGCACCTCCTTTTTCTTTATTATCACCACCACCCATTAATTTTTCAGCCTTTACCATTCCTACTTTAGGTTTTCCCTTCCTATTTAAAAGTTTCTTAGTAGCTACCTTTTTTACACCACTCTTTAATAAGGATTTTCCTAATGCTGCCCAAGCCATTATACACTAATCCCCAATACTCTTATTTTATCCACCGACCTCATTGCTATAGCACTAAATGTTGGAATCTTTTTATTTCCTCCTCCTGCTGGTGGAGTAGAAGGAGTAGAATCCGTCAATTGATCTTGATAAGCAACTGTCACTTTTGGTTTCTTAGAAGATGGTGATATATCCAAATCCTTATCCTTTTTCATGGCATTCATATTAACCATTTTACTAGGATCACTACTTATTGGTCCTAATATACCACTACCACCACCTTTAGCACCACCTTTAGCACCACCTAATAATCCACCAACAGCACCAGCAGTTTTTCTTATCAATCCACCACCACTTCGTTTATCAAAGTCAAATAGATTACCTGTAAGTTGATCAGCAAGACCACCCATAGGACGGGCAAGAGCACCAGCAGTTTTTCTTATCAATCCACCACCACTTCGTTTATCAAAGTCAAATAGATTTCCTGTAAGTTGATCAGCAGTACCACCAACAACACGTTTAATACCACCAAACAATCCACTACCTGTTTTAGTTTTTGATTCTGTAGGTGTTACTGTAGGTGTGGAAGTGGATTTCTGACTTGCTTGTATTTGTTTCGCAAGTTTATTCATTTCTTTCGAGAGTTGGTTCCATTTCTTCCTATCATTTCCCCTTATTTTACCATCAGGATCTCTCTCAATACGACTCCTCTCCAACTTTAATTTCTTATACTGATCTATTTGTGACTGAACAAGACCACCACCTCGGAATCCTTGAACTAAACCACCACCCTTCATTTTAGCACTTGCAGATATACTAGCACCTAAATCATCCAGTTCAGCCTGTTCCTTGAGATCCCTTGCCATTCTTGCTACTGGATTTGAATCAAAATACGCTTGCTTCTGTTCTTCTGTTATTCTCTCCTCTCCTCCCTCAAAAATCATTTTAGAACCTCTTTGTTTCCATCTTGTCGTGGTTCTAGTCATGGTATCAAAATTCCAATCATCAGATGATTCTTCTGTTATTCCAGCACCATAAAATTCTTTACCCATTGGTTCTGTAAGTTCCACACCATCCGCATAAGATATTTTATCTAAAGGAGGCAATCCCAGAAATGCTCGTTCTTTATTAACCCAATAAAGAGTTTCCTCTTCTATACGTTTTTTCTTTTCTGGGTCAGTTACTGTACCCCTAGTATGTCCTAACTGTTCGCTCATAGTTTGAACCTTACCACCTGTTTTATATCTACCTAATGTTGGTCTATTAGTTCCACCAGCAGCAGCATTCATACCTGCAAGAGTATCAGCACCCCACTGATCAACAGCATCTCTACTCATCACAAACTCACCAGGAGTCAGCATAGCAGGAACTGTATCTTTATTAGCACCTCTTCCAGGAACTTTACCACCTTTATTAAATCCTTGACGACTATCATCCTTCCTAGTTTTTAAATCACCCTCTTCTTGAGATAAAGAAGAAGTTGAAGCTTCAACAGATTCTACTTGATTCTGTTTGTCTGTTGATATATTATCTCCTTTATCTTTATCCTTATTCACAACTTTATTAACAATCGCACCAACTAGCATACCTCCTCCAAGAATTGCTAATGCTTTCCATCCCCACGGACCCATCATTTTTGCAGCCGTTATGAGAGCAGGAATAACAGTTGCTTTAAGAGTAATAGCAAATCCAATCAAACTAGATATTAATCCTGTCGCAAAACCAGCCAGACCTGTTCCAAATACAATATACGCACCCAATAAGAGTGGCCACCAATCCTTCAAAAATCTAAAAATACTTTTAACTTTATCTTGATTTGCTGGATTTCCAACCCAATCTACAAGTTTAAACAATACTCTTCCAAGAAATATTTTAGTAATAAATCCTAATATTTTACTCCAAATGTCGGCGAATGGACCAAGAACTTTACCTGCTATTTTTGAAACACCTTTCCATACACCCTTTGCACCTTCTAGTAATTTTTCTTTTGATGCCCTTTTTGTCTTTTCCTTTTCTTTTCTTTGTTTCTCCGTCTTTTTCTTATTAAACTTTCTATCACTTCTTAAGGTTTCAATTATAGAATTGAGACCATCAATAATAGGATTGAATGATTGATTATCCGAATCTTCTGTTTGTTTTTCTTCTTGTTTTAAATTATCAAGTCTCTTTTCATTTGACAACACTCTACCACGAGTATCTCTCAAAATACGGGACAATTTACCAGTATTACTTTCTTTACCCTTTTCACCAACATCCTTTCTATTAAGAAGTTTGCTTGTAGATACCTTTTTCTTTACTATTTGCGATTTTGCCCTTCTATTATCTCTTACTCTTTTAACTTCTTTTTGTAGGATAGGTATTCTTCTATCACTTGGATTAGAAATTGTAAGTGAATTAGTAGCCTCCATCAATGCACGTAGATAATCCATATCACTATCCACGTCCATCAAATCAATACCAAGATCTGATAGTATTTTTAAAATTGGTGGGCTAATAACTGCCATTACCTTGTTGTTGTTGCTTTAACTTTTCGTCTTCAAGATGTTGCTGAAGTAAAGATACATAGATGTCTCGTTCCCAAGGCATCATATTTTCTATCTCTGTCAAGCTATATTTATGGTACTGCATCAAGGCAAAATTAAGTCTGAAATAACTCTCCAGACTCATATGCAGTAGGGCTATGCGAAAAAACTTGCCAGTCCCTCCAATACGATATCACTTTCAACCTTTGTTTTAGGATTAGTAACCTTAACAGTATGAGATAATTTAGGCATAGTTTCAAAAAACTTTTCAATCTCTTTGAATTGAGAAGAATTCATTTGTTCTAAGAAATCTTTCATTTCTTTCTTAGTACAATCAGCAGAAGCCCATACTTCATCTTCAGTATAAATTTTATCAATACAAGATGCAATTAAATCAAAAGATTGTTCCATTTGATTTCCTTCTTTAAAATCAAAGTTATTCTTAATAAATTCATCTAAAGATGGATATTTTAACTCCATCATTATGTTAGAATCAATCTTTATTTTATTTGAATGATCCTCACTCTTCTCAACCTTAATTTCATCCAAATTAATTGTAACTGGAACTTCAGTTGTTTCATCATCAGGACATATAATATTAACTTCAAGTTCTTCTCCAACAGATTTTCCACGAATATTTAAAAATAGATATTCAATATCAAAAGTAGGAAGTCTTTCTACTTTGATTCCTTTAGTAATAATACAATTCTTAAGAACGGCTTTGATTGCAGTTGTAATCTGTTTATTATCTTCACTTTCTAAAGCAATTACAAGAACCTTTTCTTCTTTTACGAGAAATGGTCTATATTGTATAGATGCTCCTGTCGAGGGTAACTCCAACTCATAGGTCGGAGTTGCAATTTTTGGTAAAGGCATAATGTCCTAATAACAAGTCGTATATTTATATATAAGGGTTATTTAAGAGTTATTAATCTCTGCACTTAGATTTTCTATGTAATATCGAATATAAGTGAAGGAAACCGTACATTTTAACACGGAAGATGAATCATATGCAACAGGCATTGATGATATTGCTATTGGATATGCATTTACAAATTTATAAGTTAAATTATTTTTACCATCTTGCGGTTTTAATGGATCTTTTGCTCTTGAAGGATCAGATGGATCAGGAACACTTTGTATATCATAATGACGTGCATCCCTTTCAAACTTTCTAACTGTTAATCCTGTTGACATATAGTTTTCAGGATATTGCATTCTATAAAAATAATTACTCTCAATCAATTGATTTTGATCATCTGTTGATGCCCCAGTAATATAATCTATCCATTCTTCAAAATACTTAATGGAGCTATACATTCCTCCATCAACATTAAATGTTAAATCAATTCTATCATCAAATATTCTTCTATGAGCAAATCTTTCTGTAACACCAGTGCGATCATTGTTAGTTTCAAATGTAGCTAAATTAGATCCTGGCAAAACTGCTTCTGAACACAATAAATTAATTGCGTCAGTTCTCTTATTTTGATTCCATTTTGTAGTCCAAGCGGAACCTCCTGGAGGTGTAGGAATCTCAACTTCAAAATAAGACGTAAGAGAGGGTCTTAAAAACTTTGATTTAATGTCAGCTACTGTAACTCTACTTGGCATTTTATAAATACTTTTTGACCTTATATATTATGTATATGAGATAATGGGAGAAAGTATTAAAAGTCTATTTAAACCCACGAAACCCAAGAAATATAAAGGCGATGTAAGTAATATTATTTGTC